AACATATACATTCCGTATAATCAGCATAAACATGGTACGCTGAATACTTCAAGCGTGTCTATGCCTATCTTAATATCTCTATTCCCCTCTTTTACTTTGAGATATTTTTTCCCACTGCCTCACGGCAGTTCACCCTTCGATTCATATACTACCACAGGATCAATGTTACATTCTATTACATAATGACGTTTTATGGATTTTTATAAAATTCCGCACACAAAAAAAGCCGGGATGAAATCCGGCTTAATCTTTTTCTAAAACTCTTTTGATTGCAGACAGTGCCTTGGGGTGAAGAATATGTACAACGTGTTTGTATGAATAGTTTAGCTGTTCTGCAATCTTTTCCCACGTTAAATTTTGAATATACCTCTTAATTAACAGTCTTCGGAGTGTAGCACTTTCGACCTGATTCACGGTTTGAAGAATTTCATTTTTTATTTTGTACAACTCGCCAATTCTGTTTTTGATGTTTTGTTCATAAACCGCTACATTTATTTCGTCCAAAAATGCAACCGGATTAACCGCCTGCAAATCAGCAATTTCTTCTTCAATCTCAATTCCTCTCTGTAACCATTCTTTTGTCGTCATGCTTTCACTCCCCCGTTTCGCTTATTGCTTATTCTTCGTCAAGTCGTTGTTGGTATTCAGTGAAGTACCATTCTAATTCATCTCTAAATGTTTTGATAGCCTCTTCGGCTTTTTCTCTTGTTCTGAAATATATGTTATTTAAACATCGACAACAACTATCTGCGTGAGCATAGAGCATATCAAGTGAATAATTGTATTTTATGTTATAAAAACAAAGGGTTCCGTCTTGCCAATCTTTTTGCGATATGACCTTGTCGTTCAATGCTTGCCATTGTCTTAAACAACACAACAGCTTATCTGCACGGGCGTTATTATCGGCGATTATTTCACTATTGTAATAATTGCCTATATTATAATAAATACCATCTGCTGAATCATTTCCCTCCGTGTAAAACCTCACATCACTATCTTCGCCAACATAATAATACTTATCATTATATTTTGCTCGCTCATATCCCGTTTCAGGCTTGTCCTCAGCAAACCCTAACTCATTTAACTGTTCCTCTGACATTTCAACTTGTATGTTCTTTCCATTTGCACTTATAGTTACTTGCATTGTTATTCCTCCGTTTGTTTTTCTTGAAATTCCTTTAATCTTTCTTCTAAATATTCAATCTCATCTTTCCAATGCTCAATCAGCATTTCTTCGATTTGCTGTTTTGCGCCATCTATGCTGTCAGCCCACAATATATCGTTATCTGCATTTAATTCTTCTGATATGTAATAAAACGCCTTATCATCTTCTTCATCTTGAACTAAACTTGCGATTATATCCTCGTCATCTCCATAAAATTGATCGAAATGCAATTCATAGCACTCTTTGCCAAATTCATTCTTTTCCGTTTTCCATTCTTTCATTTGTTTCGCTCCTTGCTCTCATAGGCTTTTTGTTATCATTTTCTTGACCGCCTTCAAAATCATCATTAATTGCCACAAGCAAAGCCATAAGTTCATGATATTTTTCTTTATCTGCATCATCTAAATGCCAATATTCTTCATATCCTTTTCTGATTATTGCTAATAGCACAAAGCCGAATATAATACATATTGTTGCAAACACTCTACTCAGTGCTGATGGTATCATCAGCATAAATGCTATCCGACACCATGTTTCAGTGTGCTTGTCCCACGATTTGAAAATCATCTTGGATATATTTATTTTATGCTTTTTCAAATTTTATTCCTCCATTGACCTTTCACAATCATCTACCGGATAAACTTCATATTGTTCTCTTAGTTCTCTTGTAATACCATTTATACATTGTTCTATTTCCCAGTCACGCTTTCTGGTAAAAAAAATCTCACCATATACTTTTGCTATTTGGTTTCTTAGTTCTTTTTGCTCTGGTGTATCTTTGTTTTTACATTCATTTTCTTCGGTCAATATAGCAACAAGCTTTCGGAAATATTTTGTCCCCATAATATTGTTTACAATATTAGTTGCGATACTATGCCCTCCGAATTTGTCACGTTGTCGTAATAAACAAATTGACTTATCATTTAATCCCAATTCTTTATTGACATCTATATTTTCTCGTTGCATGACAGGTGACGCACCGATTAAATACTCAACTGTAACATCATAGTATCGAGCCATACGAACAAGTAAACCATATCCAGCATCACGACCGTTTTCGTAATACGATAGATTTTGTGGACTTATGTTTAAATCTTCTGCTGCTTGTCTTTGTGATATACCTTTTAATTCTCTTACACGTTTCAATCTTTTGCTGAATACTCCAATCCTTTCTTCTCTCGGTATTCTCCTTTTATACGTTTTTCCTAACAAATAATCAGTTGAAACACCAAAATATTTTGAAACCGAGATAATAAAATCACTATCTGGTTTTCTTTGCTCATTTTCATAAAACGAAATAGACATACTTGACACGTTTAAAATCTCTGCCAATTCTTGTTGAGTTAGTCCCTTTTCTGTTCTTAATTCTTTTATTCTTCTTCCTATCATCTTAAATTAACTCCCTTCCGTATTGTTTCAACGATGAATGAACTGTACCATGAGATATTCCTAATGCCTCGGCAATTTTTTTTTGCGTAAATTTTTTATTTAACAAGTTTACTATCTGATTATGATACTCAAACGCTTTACTTTTTCTGCGTAGTACTGCTGCCGTCCATTGTGGTTGTACACCATTTTTAATTGATTTCGTAACATTTCGCCATGCAGCACCTATACATACACCGGAACATAACTGAATATCGAACGGTTTTCCTGTGTTTTCGTCAATGTGTTCGTCCATCAAACGACCACACATACTACAATATCGTTTTCGCATTTTACTGTCCCCTTTCACACTATCACCGGCAACAACAATAATTCTGTATCACCGTCTTTTATTATCAATGCGTCTTTCTGTGATTTCAATTCCAAAACAACATTGTCGGACCGTATTGTTTTTATCATATCCATTAAAAAATCAGCATTGAAACCGATTTTAATATTGCCGGCTATATCGGCATCTATTTCATCTTTTAGCTGGCAGCGAAGATTTCTGCCATTGCATTTCAAAACATCATCTTTCAATTCCAACGTTACCGGAACTTTTGTTTTGCCCTGTTCCGAAACGAATTTACCGCGTTCAATCATCTGCATAAACTCTGCACGTTTTACCGTTGCAGTTATATCCGATTCACGATTCATCATATTGTCATATTTGACATAACCATTTTCATTAAATGTACTGGCGACAACTATAAATTCACTGTAATCTAACAACAACCGCATATTTGTATTATCAACAATAATACGCAACAGCGGATTTTCACTTTCAATACGACACAGTTCCTTTGCCGCAGGAAGCGTTATTACAAACGACATATTTTCATATGTGCCAACAGGTGTAGTTATATGTGCCATTCGTTTTCCGTCAGTTGAAACATTGTGTAATGTTTCGTTTTTTATGTCAAATAACACGCCGTTATACTGCGGTCTGTATCCGACTGTCGGTGCTGCAAACGGCACAGTTTTAGTTAAAATTTCTCTAAACCGTTCCTGTTCTAACATCAATTCATTATTGCATTCCGGCATTGATATTTTCGGATAATTTTCCGCAACTGTTCCTTGCCATTTCTGCTTGTATGTTCCGATTTTCATTTCAATGACATTGTCTTTGTCGGTTGATATTATAACCTCCATATTTTCACCTTTTGAAATGTTCATCAAATACTTTGGGTTACATACAACCGTCCCTTTCTGCTCAACGTCTGCACGAACATAATATTTGATTTTTATGTCATTTGAATATGCTGTCAATTCCACCATATTCGGTGCATTGGCATCTATCAGAATACCGCCCAACATCTTCATTGTTTCTGCATTGACAGCATGATTTATAACTTTGATTGCCCTAATGATGTTATATTTGAATGTTCTGAACTTCATTTTTGCTACTCCTTTCTTCGCAATAAATTTTGATTCGATTTTTTTATCTTTTATTCTATGGCTAATATTCAAATAAAAATAGTGATTATATTTTCGTAGAAACGGCTTAAAATCTGATGTCCTAAGCCGTTTTTTTGATTATAAAATCAATTATGTTTTTTTTCGATTTTATAACCATTAAAATCTGGTTATTTTTCTGAAATTTCATCAGCTTTCACTTTGTCATTTTTCCTCTTTTTCAGCTTCGCCAGTTTTTGCGTTTTCTTTATCATTTTCGTCCGGTTTGTCCCACACTGCCGCCGAATTTTTACTACGATTAAATGGGTCTTTTTTCACATTCCAATTTGAAAATTTCATGTATTCCGGTTGGAATTTTAAAAACATTGTTCCTGTTTGCGAAAACCTTGATTTCGGTAACAATATCTCAACTTTGCCTGTTGGTGGTTGTGATTTGTCTTTTCTATATGCGTCTTCGTTATGGATGAACATTACACTGTCGGCATCCTGTTCAATAGCCCCGCTGTCACGAAGATCGGCAAGTGTCGGTCTTTTGTCCGACCGTTGCTCATTTGCTCTATTCAGCTGCGAAAGAGCAATTATCGGACAACCTAATTCTTTCGTTAAGATTTTCAGCTCTCGGCTAACATCACCGACTGCTTGTGCCTTTGTGCAGTTTTTATTGTTTGGCATTTCAATTAATTGCAAATAGTCAACAATCACCGCCCCCAAAGAGCCATATTGTTTTTTTAACCTACGGCAAACTGAACGAATTTTTCGCACTGTCATCTTGGGTTCATCACAGATTAACAATTTTTTTGTTTTTTCTGATTGGTTCATGAAACTGGCGAGTTTTGTCCAATCATCATCTTCCAATTCCCCATATCGCAAAGCAGAATATTTAATGCGTGTCATTGATGATACCAATCGGAGCATTAACTGTTGTGCACCCATTTCCAACGAAAAAAATACTACCGGTTTTAATTCGTTGTAAACTATATGTTCAGCAACATTTAACGCAAATGCGGTTTTTCCCATACCCGGTCTGGCACCTAAAACAGCCAATCCGTCTATACCGCCCATTTTCAAATCTATGTTATCAAATCCTGTTGCCTGTCCCGGAATACTACCTTTGTTTTCACTTGCTTTTGCAATGGTGTCATACGTCTGCATTATCAAATCGTCTGCGGTATTGACATTGATAGAATCACTCTCCGTTGCCAGCATATATTCCACTTTGTCGGATATTTTTTCTATTGGCAATGTTGTATTGCCTGCCATAGTCAATATTTTATTTGACATATCTATGTACCAACGACGTTTCGCATATTCTTTTACGATTTTACCATAGTAAATTAAATTATGTTTCGTTGGGTTGTTGCTGATCGCACCCTTCAGAAATTCAATTCCCTTGTATTCTTTGGCGGTTTTTAATGTACTATCTACCGTCACTATGTCGATTTTGTCGTTTTTGTCGTTTAGGTACAAAATGCATTTGTACACCAATTTGCAATCACTGAAATAAAAATCATTGGGTGTTAGGTTGACTTCGGTGGTTAATTCATCCACATTGCCACCAATGATTAATGCACCAACGACTGCCTGCTCCGCCTCATAGTTGGCAGGAATTTGTTGTTGTTCATACATCGTTATCCCTCCTTCGGAGTCGTGCGGCATACTCAGGGTCTTCCGCCTCGATTGTGGCGATGTAACTATCATCTGTTTCCTCAGTCAAAGCCGGCTGTGCCGGTGTGTCTAAGTAATCAACAAACGCTTTCTCTTGTCCCACAAAATTGGTGGAATATTTAATATAGCGTTTGTCTGTGTGCTGTTCCTCTATTTCAGCGAGGTAATTATTCAGTGCAGTCATCAACTGTTCGGCTGAATAGGTCTTTCGGGTGTTGATGTAGTTCTTCATGGTCTGTTGTTCATTTCGTGGGTGCGGATATTTTGAATACCACTCCTTGAACTCAGACACCAACTCCGGTGACGGAGTGGTCTTAGTGTTTTTATTCTTAGTGTTTTTATTCTTAGTATTTTTATTATTTAGTAGTATCGGTTTTTCCGTCGATGGTTTTTCCGTCGATGGTTTTTCCGTTGACGGTTTTTCCGTCGATGGTTTTTCCGTTGACGGTTTTTCCGTCGATGGTTTTTCCGTTGACGGTTTTTCCGTCGATGGTTTTTCCGTCGATGGTTTTTCCGTTGACGGTTTTTCGTAAACGTGATATTCATAACCTTCAAACTTTCCGTTTTCATCTTTGCGTTGCTTTCGCACTATATAGCCGTTTTCTATTAACTCTTTTAGCCCACTGTTTAATGAATTTTCTTTGTCTGTTGTGTGCTGTACTATTTCTGCTTTGTAAAATTGCCAGTTATCCGGATATGACAACAGCAGGGCTAAAAGTCCCTTAGCTTTCAAACTGATTTCTTCATTCAGCAGAAAGGCTTTATCAATAATTACAAAGTTGTCCTCTTTGTGTATTCTGTAAATCGCCATTATTATAATGTCCTCCTTTTCTTTTTTGTATCTCGTCCATTTTCAAGCGTACTCGAATAAACCCTACCTTTCCGCAGGGTTTATTTAAGTCAAATTGCACAATTATTGTTTTTTCTTCATCAATGTACTTCCGGTGAAATACACTGATTCTACAACTATTTTGTTTGAATAGTGCTTAACACCATCTTTTTCGTAGTTGTTGTTCCTGATTGCACCTTCAAATGCGACCATATCGCCCTTTGAAAAGTTTTTTTCAATAAAATCCGCATTGTGTCCCCACAATTCGCATTGAACGAAATCTGTATCATACTCATTTTTAGAATTTTTGAAACGTCTTTGCACTGCCAAAGACACTTGAACAACGGTACTGTCACCTATGTACTTCTTTTTTAGGTCGTTACAAATACGACCTATCAGCATTACTTTGTTCATTTTTCTCTCCTCCTTTGCTTGTCCAACCGTAGGAGCATTATGCTCCTTTTTCTTCGTTTTCGGTTGCCTGTTCTTGAATTCGTTGATTTACCGAACGAAAAACAGAAGATAACATAGGAAATTCCGACACATTGATAACTTTTCCTGCCACACTTTCAACTTCTTTTCCGTTCGCTAATATGTGATGTATTTTCATTTTTATCACCCCGTTCCATATTTATGAATTATGTATTTTGTCCTATTCTGAAAGGTGCTTTTTTTGTCCTCTCATTATTTAAGTCCTTATTTTTCACCGTTTTTCTACCTTTTCATAAGCAAATGGCGGTAATTTTTTTAATTGTCATTAAAATCAATACTATAACCGCCTTTAATTGCACCAAAGCCCTGCAATTCGGCAACTATTGATAGCATTGATGCAATATCATCTAGGATTTCGCTGACGCGAAAATCCTGCATTTTATCTTGAATTTTCAATGCGTCATACAGTTCATCTGAAATTTGCATTGTAAAACTCATACTTTTTTTGAATATAGTATCGTATTTGAATGTTACAGCTTTCATTTGCAATACGCCACCAAACTGCAACCAATGACGATACATGCCCAACCGATAGTTATCATTTTGTTTCTCCTTCTGTCAATTCTTTTTTCTTTTCTAATTTTTTATAAAATTCACTGCCATTGATTTCTATAACGCCATCACATTTCGGCTCAAATTGTTCAAGTGAATTGCAGGTAATTCCCAAATATAAAATGCCATCATATGAAAAAGTAGTATAAGAATGTGGGTTATAGCATAAATCCTTAAAATAGTCACCCCAATATACTGGTTCAAGATTGACGATAATTTTTTTAATAATGCATTCTTTTTGAAATTCTTTCAGAGTTTTTGAAGTTTTCTTGAATTCATACAAATCATTAAATTGTCTGCTACGCTTAAGTTCCGTTGCAAATTTTGATAAATTATTTGTTGTATTTTCAATATGTAGTGCAATGTGTTTTTCCCATGTGTCGGTAAATGGTTTATTTATCGGTCCATTTCCAGCCAAATAATATTGATGACCGTCAATGCCATGGGAAGAATAAAAATCAGCAATAAATTTATTACGTTCTTTATAATTTTTTTTATAAATCGCAACAGCATCTAAAATTTTTTGATTTTTAATCATGTAAAACTTTGTCATAATTTTTCCCCTTTCCGTCACAGGTTCAAGAGAGCCACCCTCCGGTCAAAACATTTTTTGAGGTGATGCCTTGAAACAGACTTTCTAAAATTTTATATATTTCTACATTCATATGGAGTGAGTGGCTCACTTCAACCTGTGATTTTTTTACTGCTGACATATGTAAACCACTCTGCCACAAGAAAGGAGTCACTGTTTGCTAAATGGAAACCCAAACAGATACAAAAAACAAAAACAGAGTGGCTGGCATATGCCAGCAGATTATTTTTAAAATAAGTCGTCTATTGTACAATTCAATACATTCGCAAGTGTCGGCAACTTATCACTTCTTGGCGATGCTTCGCCTGTTTCCCACTTCGCGATGGTTGACCTATCGACATTGATTAACTTTGCAAGACTTTCTTGTGTCAAATTTGCTTTTTCTCGTAACATTTTTAAATTGTTCATTCTTCTCACCTCCCCAAAGTGATGTTCCTTCACTTTTGATTTATATTATAAGTGAAGTTTTCTCACTTGTCAAGACTTTTTCGAAAAATAGGTGAATTTTCTTCACTTTATCTTGCTATGTGAAGTTTTTTCACATATAATGTTTTTGAGGTGATTATCATGAATATCCTTAGGGAATTGCGAACAAAAAAAGGTGTATATCAAAAGGATGTAGCAAAGTATCTTGGCGTAGACAGAACAACATATGTTAAATATGAACGTGGAGATAGTGAACCCAGTATTGACATTATAAAAAAATTGGCTAATTATTTTGATGTAACTGTTGATTTTTTAGTTGGGGAAGAAAAAAAAGCAAATACTTTAGACGAACAGTTAAGCGGAATTGAATTCGCATTATACGGTGAGATACACGATTTAACAGATGACGAAAAACAGGACATTCTGTCATATGTTAAATTTAAAAAATCACAACGACAAGAATAATATTAAACTGCTTGTTTTGATTTACCGAACTGCAACACAAAGGAATATATAAAAAAGGGGGAAATGCACTAATGAAAAATGAAAAAAATTTATTTACAAAAAAAATATGGGAATATCCACCAACCACCATAAAATCATTTTCGATTATTACTTTAATTTTAAGCATATTATTATGTTTGCTTAGTTTATTATTATGCTTAGTTATACCTTTTGCAGGACTCCTTGGAATTATATTCTCCATTTTTTTGTTTTGTGTTGCAAAAAAACAACGCAATATCGCAGAACAACTTGAAACGGGTACGTTTTCACCACCCTCGGAGGTGACGGTCAAACAACCTAACCCAGGTATAAAAAACGTCAAGAAGGAAGTAATCAATTTTTATAATACACCCGAAGAGTGTATCAATACGTTTGTAGTTTTCGATTTAGAAACAACAGGACTTGACGCTTCATATGATGAGATAATACAGATAGGTGCAATCAAATACATAGATGGAGTAGAAACAGCACGTTTTTCTACATATGTCAAACCTAATGTTCCAATTTCAAAAAGTGCATCTAAAGTTAATCATATCTACGCATCAACCGTTGCATCTGCTCCGGACATATCAGTGGTATTGCCACAATTCGTTGAATTTGTTGGTGATTATGATTTAGTGGCACATAATTCAGCTTTTGATATGAAATTTTTGCAAACCGCATTAAATTGTACGGGAATGAATATTTTGCGTAATAACGTGCACGACACGCTTGATTATGCTAAAGACATACTTTCGTTACCCGATTATAAATTAAGCACAATAAAAAAATACTATAATATACACATTTCATCACATGATGCACTGAATGATTGCTTAATATGTTCAAGAATATACCTTGATTTTTTTAATTATTATATTGATTGTGTCATTCCTAAATATGATGAATTAACAAATGATGCTTACCGTTGTTTTTTAGACACCACTGGAACTATTGACAATGATAACATATCTGATACTTTCAGAGGTATCATCGAAAAGAAGTGCATTGAAAACGGTGGCAAATGTTATAAATCAGCTGCTAAAAATGCAAAATATGCAATTATAGCCGGTAGTTTAAATAAAAATAATAATCGTGTACGATATTGGCATGAAAAAGGATATAAAGTAAATGAAATTAATGAATTTGTTAAATTTTTAAATTTGAAATAAGCATCAAATCGGAGGACAAATAATGCTAAATCAACTCAATCAATATGCAATACAACATAATATAGACGTCGATTTTTTTTCAATGCGAGCAATTAAAGCATTGTCCATACCCGGTGCTATTGCATTAAATCCGTTAATGATTCATACAATGCCTGAATTGATAGATGCGTATTCACATGAATTAGGGCACCACGAAACAGGTTCATTTTACAAAATTGATTCAAAATATGAAACACGACAGCGTATGGAAGAAAAAGCAACACGCTGGGCAGTACAAGAATTGATTCCGGCGGACAAACTATTGGCAGCATTTGAAATGGGATATACTGAAATATGGCAGTTAGCTGAATATTTCAATGTCACGGAAGATTTTATAAAAAATACAATAAGAATACATAGAGTAAAGGGCAATATTTAGGGA